AACGCAATCGGCCTCTAAGCCAGGCATCCACGTTTAAACCCGCCTCGCTCGCCTGGTGAACGCCAGGCGAGCATTCAACACCCGAACCCATAGCAGAGAAAGCAAATGAACGAACAAGCGATCGAACACGCCAACGAAGAAGCCAACCCGAACACCGTCGACCTCGACTCGCCGATTACGCGCGGCGATCAAGTCATCAAAGCGATCACATTGCGCAAGCCCACCTCTGGCGAGCTGCGCGGCACGTCGCTTAATGCCCTGGTCAATCTGGACGTTGACGCCCTCGGCAAAGTCTTGCCGCGCATCGCAACGCCGACGCTGACGGCTTTCGATGTGAACTTGCTGGACCCGGCCGACCTGGTGCAATTGGGCGTGGTGTTTGCCGATTTTTTGCTGCCGAAGCGGGCGAGCTAGAGCACGGCTTACCCGATCGCGTCGAAGAGGCGATGGCCGACATAGCGATCGTCTTTCACTGTTCGCCGTTCGGTATGGACGAGCTGACGCTCGGCGAATTGAGTGAGTGGAGAGAACGCGCCCGCGTGCGCAACGGAACGGAATAGATATGGCGAATGACCTGAAATTGCGCGTGCTGTTCGATATGGTCGACAACGCAACCAAGCCCCTCAAAGAGCTGATGAACGGTAACAAGGGGCTTGCGAAATCGCTGAAGGAAACGCGCGGCGAACTCGGCCAGCTCAAGAAAGCGCAAAAGGACGTTGCCACGTTTCGCGAGCTGCGCACCGGCCTCGACTCGACGACGACGCAGCTCGGCGCCGCACGCACCCGCGTTAAAGAGCTGGCGGGTTCGCTGCGTGCGTTTGGCCCACCGTCTCAACAGATGATCGCCGATATGCAGCGCGCAAAGCGTGAGGCGGCATCGCTATCGGCCGAGCACAAAAAGCAATCCGCCGGCTTGCATGAGATGCGCGAGCGGCTTGGTGCGGCCGGCATCAATACCCGCAACCTGGCGCAGCACGAGCGCGAATTGCGCGCGAGCATCGCGGCGACTACTGGCACGATGACCGGGCAAATGCAAAAGCTCGACCAGCTCGCCGAGCGCGAGAAGCGCGTCGGCGCAGCTCGCGCCAAAATGAACCGCTTGCAAGGCACGGCCGCAAACATGGCCGTCGCCGGCTATGCCGCGAAGGCGACCGGCTCGCATATCCTGGGCGATATCGGCGAAACGCTCGACGAGTCGAAAAAATTCGAAGTCGAAGCGATGCGTATTAAGGCGCTCGGCCTGGGCGATCACGCGACGGCCGACGCGGTGAAATACGCGAAGGCTATGAAAACGTATGGCGTGAGCACGACCGATAACCTCACGCTCATGCGCGACTCGATGACGATTTTCGCCGACGAGCATCACGCTCAAATGGTGATGCCGACGCTTGGCAAAATGAAGTTTGCGAGCGAGGCGCTATACGGCGCCGAGGACGGCCACGCCAACGAAGAAAAGTTTATGAACATGCTTAAGGTGATCGAGCTGCGCGGCGGCACCAAGAGCGAAGAGGCGTTCAAGAACGAGGCGAACATGGTTCAAAAAGTCATCACGGCCACCGGCGGCCGTGTTGGCGGCGACCAGTGGATGCAGTTCATTCAAACGGGCGGCGTTGCAGCAAAGCAAATGCGCAATGACGCGTTTTATAACCAGATGGAACCACTCATTCAGGAAATGGGCGGGCATGCGGTCGGTACCGGGCTTATGTCCGCATACAGCAATGTCTACCAGGGCAAGACGACCGTGCGCGCAGCGCGGCAAATGATGGACCTCGACTTGCTCGATAAGAAGAAAGTCGAATTCAACAAAATCGGCATGGTCAAGCAAATCAAACCCGGCGCGCTCGCCGGCGGGGATCTGTTGAAGGCCTCGCCGCTCGAATGGCTGGAAAAGGTTCTATTGCCAAAGCTGGCCGCCAAGGGCATCACGGACCCGGACAAGGTTAAAGACATGATCGCGACGATTTTTACAAATCGCACCGCGTCGAATCTCTTTACGACCATGTACATGCAGAAGGACCAGATTCACAAAAACGAAAAGCTCAACGCCGGCGCCGATGGCATCGACGAAGGATTCGCGAAGGCGCAGCAATTGACCCAAGGCCGGGAAATCGCCGCGCTCACGCAACTGCGCGACCTTAAGCTCGAAATCGGCAACAAGGTTTCGCCGCTCTATAACCAAGGCTTGGCCGTCGCTGCGAGCCTTTTTTCGACACTCACCGGTTTTATGCAAGAGCACGGCACGGCTTCGAAAGTCGTGCTCGTGGCGCTTACCGCGCTCGCCGCTCTCATGGTCGGCGGGGGCATGCTTACGATCGCTCTCGCTGGCATTCTCGGCCCGCTCGCCCTGGTGAAATTCAGCATGGCGACTCTTGGCATGCAGGGCGGCATCCTTGCGCGCGTGCTCGGCCTGGGCGGCATGGCCTGGCGAGCCTTTGGTGCGGCCGCTATGTTCGCCGGCCGCGCCATGCTGATGAATCCAATCGGCCTCGCTATTACCGCGATCGCGGCCGCTGCCGTGTTGATCTATACCTATTGGGAACCGATCAAGGCATTTTTCGGCGGCCTGTGGGACCAGGTTAAACAAGCGTTCGCCGGCGGCCTGTCGGGCATCGGCGCATTAATCGTCAACTGGTCCCCGCTCGGCTTGTTCTACCAGGCCTTTGCGGCGGTCCTGCAATGGTTTGGGATCGATATGCCGACGAAGTTTTCCGAGTTTGGCGCGAACATCGTCGCCGGCCTGGTTAGCGGCATCACGAGCGGCCTCGGCGCGGTGAAAGATGCGATTACGAACGTTGCCGGGAGCACCGTCGAATGGTTCAAGGAAAAGCTCGGCATCCATAGCCCTTCGCGCGTTTTCGGCGAGCTGGGCGGGTTCATCACCCAGGGCGCCGCGATCGGCATGCAAAGCGAGCAAGGGCGCATCGCAAAGGCCGCGGTCGGCCTGGCGACGCTCGCCGCGACTTCATTCGCCATGCCAGGCGCCCAGGCGGCCGACACGCCGCTCGGCGTGCCGAGTGTATCCATTGACACCCGAGGACCGATCGCGGCCCGCCAGGCGCCCGGAATTTCGGCCGGCGGGGCATCGGCCGCCGGCGGCGACACCTACATTTTTCAAATCAGTGGCAACGATCCGAAGGCGATCGCCGACGCGGTGCGCGCCGAGCTGCAAAAGATCGAGCGCACCAAGCAATCGCGCGTTACCTCGCGTCTGTCTGACTAAGCGGAGAAAAAAACATGCTGGCATCACTCGGACAATTCGTATTCGGCCTGTCGACGCTCGCTTACCAAGAGCTGCAACGGCGCACGAGCTGGAAGCATGCGAGCACGTCGCGCGTCGGCGCTCGCAACGCCCGCCAGTTCAACGGCCCAGGCGATGACGCGATCACGCTCACCGGCTGGATCGCGCCCGATCAAGTCGGCAAGCTCGCGTCTATCGCCGAGCTGCGCACGATGGGCGACGCGGGCGAGGCTTACGCCCTGGTCGACGGCACCGGCTCGGTTTATGGCGCCTTCATTATCGAAGGCCTCGACGAAGGGCAAACGCTTCACCAAAAGGACGGCACACCGAGGCGAGTCGAATTCACGATCACGCTCATGCGCGTCGACGATGGCCTCGTGCAAACCAAAACCAAAACGAACGAGACGAAGGCATGAAACAACCGACGCCCGAATTTCATATCACGCTCGACGGCCGCGACCTCACGACAAAGATCGCCCCGCGCCTGGTGAGCATGGGCTTGTCTGAGTCGCGCTCGGACGAAGCCGACACGCTCGACCTGACGCTCGACGATAGCGACGGCAAGCTCGAAATCCCCCCGCGCGGCGCCGTGCTGCGCGTCTCGCTCGGCTGGTCCGACACGGGCGTGATCGATAAAGGAAGTTTCACCGTCGACGAAGTGGAGCACGCCGGCGCCCCTGACGTGCTCACTATCCGCGCGCGATCGGCCTCGATGACCAAGGAGATGGGCGAGCGTATCGAAAGGAGCTGGCACGGCGAAACGCTCGGCGCGATCGTTCGAAAGATCGCCGGCAAACACAGCCTTAAGCCGGCGATCGCGGACGCACTTTCAAAGGTATTGATCGCGCATATCGATCAAACGCACGAGTCCGATATGTCGTTTCTCACACGCCTGGCGAAGCGTTACGACGCGGTGATGAACGTGAAAGACACGAACTTGCTTTTCATGCCGATCGGACACGGCACGACCGCGAGCGGCAAGACGCTCGAATCGATCGAGCTGACGCGTGCGAGCGGCGACTCGCATCGTTACCACGTTGCCGAGCGCGAGAACTATGCGGGCGTTCGAGCGCACTACCATGCAACCGGCCGAGCGAAACGCAAGTCTGTCGTTGTCGGCGGGGAAAATAATCACAGCATCAAGGTTTTGCCCGAAACGTATGCCACCGAAGCCGAGGCACGTGCGGCGGCAACGGCCGAGCTGAACCGCACGAAACGCAGTCAAGCGACGCTCGATTACACGCTCGCGCTCGGCCGCCCTGACCTTTACCCCGAGCTGCCGGTCTATCTGTCGGGCTTCAAACCTCAAATCGATGACGAGTCATGGCTCGTCAAGCGCGTTAAGCATTCAGTGGGCGATGGCGGATTCACGACCGGCCTAGAACTCGAAATGCGCGACGACCCGACAAGCGATCGCCACCGCTCGCACTTTCGAAAGGTAAGCAAATAAACGCCGCCAAGCCTATGCAGCTTGGCTTTTTGTATGTACGCCAATCTGTCGAATTCGTTGCAAAAATGTTACAAAATACTTCATATACTTTCTAATACCTTACCATTGCGCACTAAATAACAACGGCCGTTGGTCAACGGCAGCGCTATGACGATTGGAACTCATTTTGTATGTATCTCTCTTGAACGCGCTAGAGAGCGCCGCGCACTGATGGCACGGCAATTCCAGGCACACGGGATTGATGTTCAATTCTTTTCTGGCATTGAACCGCGCTCCCCCGCTGACGCCATTAACGAAAGCGATTTTTCGGCGCGCATGCGGCGATATGGCCGCCCTATGTCAGAAGGCGAAATTGGCTGCTATCTCAGCCATCGCGAAGTGTGGAAACAGCTTGTCGATTCGGGCGACGATGCTTGGTGCATCATGGAGGACGATATCGCGCTTCGCTCCGGGTTCGTCGCCACGGTTTGGGAGTTGGCTTCAAACCGGGATCATTGGGATGTTGTGCGCCTGATGGGACTGAACAGAAACGAGCGAATCCCCTATGCCAAGCTGCCTAGCGGAACTCAGCTCATGTGGATGGATCGGCAACCAGTTGGACTGCAGTGCTACATGTTGACGCGCGCGGGCGCCGCTGCTTTGCTAGCACACACGCATAAAATCGTGCATGCAATCGATACTGCGGTAGACCGACATTGGGAGCACAAGCTACGGCTGTTTGTTACCGAGCCGGAATATGTTGAGACAGTCGATATGGTCTCAACAGTCGGTTTCCGGCCTGGCATCACGTCGCTTTCGATGCGCGTTCGAGAGAAGATTTATCGTCGCATTGATAAAACGATGGCGGCCTTATACAACGCGAAGCGCCGCCCACAACGTCCAATCCACTTATCGCAGAATGCCATCTTTACCGAGCACCGGCAAAGGGACGCTCATGGTTTGAGCCTCATAGATCGCCAGTCCTAGTCCACTCAAGAGCAAAGCAAACCAGCAATACCACCACACCCGCTTAGAAAGGCGTCGCTTTGAACGCGTTAGCTTCCAAGCTGCGATTACAGCGACGCCGCCAGCAAGAACTAGCGCAACTACGCCGATTAGCTTGCAGAGTCCGATTGTCGTAATCAGTCCAGCAAATCCCCAACCCGTGATGTAAGCGTCCTCTTCGCTTGGAGAAAGGGGGGCTCGTTTGCGTTCGTCCATAAGTCTTTTCGTTAGGTAGTTTTCAATTTGCCTACAGTATTTTAATAACGAATGACTCGCGCGGTCACTGACTCAGTGCTGCACGCACCAAAAACTTATATTTATCTTTCCATAAACTTATATACGACTTATAATTTCCAACATGAACAAAATCAACTGGACGTCGAAAGCAACCAAGCAGGCGCGCAAGCTCGATAGGCCCGTTCGTGTTGCAATCGTGGACGCGGTTGAACAACTGGCAGAGATGCCGGACTGCCAAAACGTGAAGGCGCTGACAAACCATCTCTACGGCTACCGTCTGCGAGTTGGTAACTACAGGGTACTTTTTGATTGGGATGGCTCAATCAAAATCGTCGAAATACAGGAAGTGAGGAAACGCGATGAACGCACCTACTAACATTCAAACGATCAACGGCCCGGACGGAAAGCCGGCCTTTGTCGTGATCCCCTATTCCGAATACGTCGCGCAGCATGCGCGCGACAATGACTTGATCCCGCATGAAGTAGTGCGCCGCACGCTCGCCAATGACATACCGCCGGCGCGCGCATGGCGTGAACACCTGGGGCTAACGCAAGCAGAAGTTGCCGAACGGCTTGGCGTCTCTCAGTCGGCTTATGCACAGCAAGAAAGTAGTGCGCGCTTACGCGCTTCGTCTCGCGAGAAGATCGCCGGCGCGCTTGGTATTACGGCTGCGCAACTTGATTTCTGATCGGCGCCGCGATCGAGAGCCGACTTACGAAGAAAGCATCGCGGACACTGAGCGCGCCCTACGCCACCGCATCAAGACCGCGCACGAATCCTTCGAACCCGGCTCCGACCAATTCAATGCGTGCCTTGGCAGTTGTTATACGGTGCTCGAAGGCGTTTGCCGAAACGTTGCTATTGCCCCCGCTGACGAAGCCCGCTTGCGGGCGCTTATCGAACGCGAGCGCCAATAGCGCAGGTGTATATAAGCCGATCGTTTTCTTTACTGTTTAGGTGGGGCGCCTAGCGCCCCTTTTTTCGCCCACTCGGTAAAGAAACCCGCAAACTCGTTAGCCCTCTAGCAAGCGTGCGTCAGATGCGCGAAGCAATACCCAATGAAGTCGACGGCGTCGGCCTGGTCGACGTCGATTACATCGGTTTCATAGTCCGGGTTATCGCACAGCAAGTGCAGCGCGCCCCCATACATGCGTTGCACCCGCCTCACTCGAAGGCTTTCACCGACTCGCACGATATACACGCCGTCAATGTCACACGGCCGGCGATCGACCAGCACGACATCGCCATCGCTGATCGTCGGCGCCATGCAGTTTCCTGGTATGCGCATCGCAATCGTATCGGCCGTGCTCAACCCTTCGCGCTCGACCCACTCCCTCGGCAAGCGCATCGACCATTGCGCCGTTTCCCCGTCTATGAAACTTGGCATATCGAATGCTGGGAATTCGACATAGCCCGAATCAGGCGTGGCGGCCACCGGCAGATGCAAAAAGCTTTCCGGTTCCTCGATACCCGGCAAGCCTCGGCCAAGGATCAACCAATCAAGACTTACCCCGTGCTTTTCTGCGATCGCCGCGCACTCGGCATAGGGCACGCGATCGCGGATTTTCCATACCGCCGGCGTGCTACGTGACGCGCCTATCGCCTCGGCAAGCTCGACGTCCTTACTTACCCCCACTACATCTTTCATTCTGTCGACGATGGCTTGAATAAGTGCCTTTTTTTCGTTCATTTCGCGGTCTAGAAATTACAGAAATGTATGTGCGTTAGCTAACAGTAAGGCATATAATTACACTTAGTAACATTCAAAACCAAGCTGTTACAAACTGAAATTGACTATGCCACTTCCTAACGCAACTCGATCGACCGCTAAACGCGTGCCGATCCCTATGAGTGCCGACGAAATCGACACCCTCCAACAACTTGCCGAGCGCGATCAACGCAGCGCCGCATCAATGGCCCGAATTATCTACCTCGCCGGCCTCGAACAATACGCTGCACGAAACAAAGCACGCGGCCGTCGCTAACCGTGTGACCGTGAAGGATCAAGGCCGGGGGCGGATTCCTTATCTGAACGGGTAGACAAAAGCCATGCGAATCACACTGAGCTGTCCACATTGCCGAAGCCGCGTGATTGCTCGAACGTCGCGCGAACTTTCGCCAACGATGCGCGAAATCACTTTCGTTTGTTTCGATTACGAATGCGGCCACACGTTTGTCGCGCAGCTTGAAGCAGTACGAACCCTCTCACCAAGCGCCAAGCCGAATCCGTTGGTCGGCCTACCTATGTCGCCGCATGTGCGAGAGCGGGTAATGAGCCAATTGCAATTAATTGACTGAGAGCCACAGTCACCGGGAGAAAAGAAATGATTAAACTCGATACGACCTTGCATTACGCTGCCCTTTCCTACCTCGTGCAGCACGAGGGCGAACACTTCAATCACGATCGCATTCTGCTGATCGACCGTTGCGTATCTCACCTGACCGAAACGCAATGCGTTTCTCAGCGTGAGGCGGAAGTCGCCACGCTGCAAGCTTATGGCGAACGCGAGTCGCGTCGATGCAAGGCCTACGTCGACATGTCACTGACGACAAGCCACTCGATTTTTATACGCGACCCGGCGACCGGCCGCCTCCGTGTCTTTACCGTTGCCGAACTGATTGACCTGGTGAAAACGCCAGCGCTTTCGAGCCTGCCTGTGCCAAGTAGTCGACACATGCTTGCCAATGGAATCACCGAGCTGCCGCTCACTGCGTAAGACCCACCCAATTTAAAAGCGCATTCCCTGCCGCACTTTCACGAGCTGCGGCCGGGACAACTCACGCCCGCGAAACTGAAAAGCAATGGCCTCTATCGACGAACTCAAACGCCGCATCGACTTGCATCAACTCGCCGACCGTCTCGGCCTGAAGCAAGGCAAGGGTGGGGATAAAGCCCTCTATCACTCGCCTCACCATCCCGACAAGCACCCTTCGCTCTCGATCTTTCAGGGACACCCCAAGTACGGCACGGGTTGGAAAGATCACAGCGGCAACGCTGGCGGCTCCTGCATTGACCTGGTGATGCACGTTCAAGGCTGCACCGTGTCGGACGCGATGAAATACCTGCACGACGCGTTCGGCATCCCCTACGACACCCCGACCAACTCGGCGCCGGCTCGAGAAAAATCGCGTTGCGACTACATCGCCGAGCGTTCGCTCGGCCAGGCCGAGAAGGTGCGCGCCTATCTGACCGGCCGAGGCATTAGCGACGCCGCGATCGACGCGGCAATTAAGGCCAAAACCCTCGGCTATAACGACTACACCAGCTCGACGAAGAAGCCCGGCGAAGTCGGCTTTTGCGGACCCTCGGCGGTTTTTATCGTTAGGCCCATGAACGGCGCCGACGTGGTCGCCGTCGACATGCGGTTTATCGACCCCGCCCTCAATGGAGACGTGAAAACGCAAACACAAGGCGAGAAAGATGGCCACGGCTGGACGGCCGACCCGCGCAAGCTCGCCCGTGCTCAACGCGTCATCCTGGTCGAAAGCTCGATTAATGCCCTCTCGATCGACACGTGTGCGATACCCGGCACGGCCGCTGTATCGATTCGCGGCATCGGCAACGCCGAGAACATCGACTTTTCGTTTCTGATCGGCAAGCAAGTTGTGATCTGCATGGACAACGACGCCCCCTTTCCCGACGGGCATCACCGTGCAGGGCACCGCCCAGGGCCGGAAGCCGCCTGGACCATTTACGAGCGTCTGACCGCCTTGAATGTAT